ACTTATTTCGCAAATCTTTTGAGATAATTCAGCTATCTCTCCAGCTTTTAATTTTCTTTTTACAAATTCTGTAGCTGTAGTACAACCTGCTTTTTTAAGTAATTCTGCATTTGAAAAATCAGGATATATTGTTTGACCAACTGCTACCAATAAACTAAATTTTCCAGAATCAAAATCTACATCTTTATTTTTTCTATCTATTTTTCCTCTTGCTCTTTTCATATATTCACCATGTTCTTCTGCGGTCATTGCTCTTACTTTAAATTTTCCTAATCTTTCACTAACAAATACTTCCTCTGTTATATTTTCTACATCAGGTAATTCTAAAAATTTTTGTAAATCATCCATAATATATACTCCTTAATTCTTTTATATTTTAAATTTAAGCCGTTTTTATTATTTATTAATATAATTTAATTCCTAATATATAAAAATGGCTTAAAACTATAACTATTTATTAATTTAATGGTTTAAATGATTCTAAAACATTAAAATCATTGAATGTAAAGTCAATATCTTGGTCAAGTATTTCAGCATCTACATCTAATTTTGCAATATCAATACTATCTAAATTGCATCCTAGAACTTGAATAATTTGTTTACCTGTTGCACTTGAAGGGTCTTCATTTGTTACAACAATTGTAAAATAAGTATCTTTTCCTGTTTTAACATATTGTTGCATTAATTCAGCCCATCTACTTGAAATATATCTTACATTGGCACTTCCAGTTCCAGACCATCCAGTAGTTTTATTTTGAGTATTTCTAGTTCCCATTGCTTTGAATTCTGTTTTATCTTTATCAATTGTTATAGTTATATTAGCAAGTTCCATTAACTCAATAACTTGATTATTGATTATGGCTGTAGCTACCCCTTCACGTCCATTTACTGTATCTTCAGCTTGTAAAATATTCATTTTTGAACCTCCTTATTATAAAAAATTAATTTATGCTAACTGTCATATATAGTATTTCCATACTATCTAATGGTTTTACTGCAATTGAAGCTAAAATTGTATCTATATCATTTCCTCTTTCTACAATAACACTATAAGCATCAAATTCTGTAATTGCTCCTCTATTTTGTAGACTTGTTAAATAATCTATTATAGATGATTTGAATAATGCTATACCGTTTGCATCATTAGAAACTTTTCCTAGATAAGTAGTTTCCCATATATTTTCAATTGATGAACCAATTTCATCTAATTCTCTAATAACTCTATTCTTGCTGAATATATAAGTTTTATCTGTAAATGTATGTAAACTATTTATATCTTTTTCTACTTTTACACTTCCATCTTGATTATATGATAATAAGAATTCACCTACTCCTAATCCAGCAACTATTTCATCATTAGATTTTAGATTAATAATTTCTGTAGTATTATCTACTATTTTACCTGTAATTGATTCTGTTATTAATGCTCCTGCTGTAGCTCCTGCTACCCAAGCTGTAAAGGTTTCTGGTTCTACTCTTGTTCCATCATCCAATACTATACCATTTATATTATTAATTATTCCTTCATAATCTGCCGCATCAGCATTTGAAACTACTGCTTGAACATATTTTCCTTCATTATCACGCATATTTCTTATAAATTCAATTGTAGATGCAATTGTTGCTGCTGTTCTTGTAGGAACTGCTAACGTATTCCATTTATTTAATTTTAAAATATTGAAATATGAAGCATATCCTGCAGCTTCCTCAACTGTTCCATCAATACCACCACTTAATAATGTTGATGAAAAAGCACTTATTTCTCCAGTACCATCAAATACTACAAAGTCATTAGCTACTAATTCATCTAAATTAGAAACTTTTTGACTATCTACTAAATATCCATTTGCATAAGTTTGTACATCAAATACTCCAGTTGTAGCTGTTTGTGTTACTAATATTGCTATTTTATTTCCAAAAGTTCCACCATATTTTGCAGTAGCTGTAAAATCATCTACTCTTAATGTTGCTTTTGTTCCAGCTCCATTTAACCTATAGATTTTTAATACACTAGCATTTTGTAGTGCTAATCTAGGTAATAGTGCAGCAGCATCAGTAGAAATCAAACCTATTTTAGCTAATGATTTTCCATTTAATAATTCTTCCATTGTTACTTCTATTAATTTTGAAGCATCACCCCAACTTAAATTCATTGCTAATGTAGCAATTCCTCTTTCTCCAGTTGTTGTTACTCCAGTTGATTCAGATTCAAAATTAATATAAGCACCTGGTCTTACTTTGTTTTGAGATGTCCATATACCACCTGACATTATAATACCTCCTCATTTAATTCATATTTCTTAAATTTTTCTTTTTCTTCTGTTTGTGGCATTGCAAATACTGTTATATTAAAAAAGAATTGCAATACTCCATCATCCTTTTCATAATTTCTATTTTTTGTTTTAGTAGGAAGTTCTAAATCTAATTCTGTTAATTCATTACATAATTTTAATCCTACTGCATCTAATTGTTGTTGTATATTTGTGATTTGAGCTAAATCACTTGCTATTCTATATCTAATATTAACAAGATAATCAAGTTGAACTCTTCCATTTCCGACACCTTTAGGAGTTTGCGTTAAATTAACCTGAGATATAAAAAAATGAGGAAATTTTACATTTACAACTGATTCTTTATATCTAATTACATCATTTCCAAATATTTGACCTAACTTTAAAGATGTTGCACTCTTTATTGTTTCTCCTACTATTTCATAACTCACTTAATTTACACCCCACTTCTTTAAAAAACTTTCGAATTCTCTTTGAAATCTTATTGGCATTGCATTATTTATTTCATCCATTGATATAGTTAACATAAATCCGCCTTGAACCCATCCACCATTTCTAGTAGAATGTCCTAATTCAACATAACTAGCATATTCTGCTATATTTCCTAATGTTATTTCAAGTTCTCCACTAGGAGATACTTTAACATCATCTATACTAGCTTGATTGGCAAAAGCACTACTATAATCACTTGTAAATTTTCCATCTTTACCTTTTTTAATAGCTTTTGCTTCATTGCCAATAGTCCAAGCGTTAATCATAAAACCTGTATCAATTAAATCTAATCCTCTTTGTCTTTGTTTAGTTCTAGCTATACATCTTTGAGCTTGTTGTAATAGAAATGTTTTAAGCCAATTTTCAAAATCCTTTGTCATTTTATCATATTTCATAACAAATTTCTCAAATTGAGAATAATCAAAACCATCTTTTGACATTAAACATCTGTCTCCATTTTCATTTCAACTGATTTCCTACTTTGAGCAACTCTAGGTTCTCCAACCAATCCTTTATAAGTTTCTAATACTTCTCCACTATCAGATAATTTATTGGCAATTACATAATCACCATTTTGAATATCCACATCTAATGAACAATTTATTTTCAATCCTACAATTATTGGTTGAGTATCTGCTGTTGCTGAATCAGGATTATCAGCTGTTATAAATGCTATATGACAATATATATCAGTATACATAGGAACCAAACTACTTGTTTCTCCTGTTGTTCCATCTGGATTTTGAATTTCCGTTCTTCTATATATATCTATCTTATCGGTATCAAATACTTTCATTGCCTCACCAATAGGCTCAAAATTAATTTTGTTTTTCATAAGGACATACCACCTTATATAATAATCTATATCTATTTATTAATTTTTCATTATCGTTTAATTTTTGTTGAATTAATAATTGCATTTTAGTTTGAGAAAAGCTACTAGCTCCAAAATTTACACTTCTACCATCTTCTGACATACTTTGAATAACATTATTTGCATCTGGATTTGTATCTGATAAGAATTGACCGTACATATCATTTACTATATCTATTACTAAATATTTTAAATCCTCTGGAAATTTAGTTCTATTAGTTTTTATTAATATTTCTTGGCAAGTGCTATCAATAAATAAAGAAATTATATTAATTAATTTCTCATATTCCTCCGTTTGTTCTGGAGTAGCATTTTCAGGCAAATCCTCTATATTTCTTAAAGTTTTTATATTATCTAATATAAAATTAAATAGTTTATCATCTACTACATGATTACTCAAAATATATCACCTCAATTCTATTATTGATTTCTTCTTCCACGTCTTGAACTTGTTGATTCCTCAACTTTTTCTTCAGGTTCTTTATTTTCTTCTACTTTTTCTTCTTCTTTTTCAGGCTCTACTTCAGGATTTTCAACTTTTTCTTCAACTGGATTTTCCTCTACAACTTCTTCTTTAACTTCTTCAGGTTGTGGTACAGGAACTTCTTCAACTTTTTCTTCTTCTTTTACTATATTTTCAGGTTTCATTTCTTCTACTTGTTGCATTCTTCTTACTCTTTGAAATGCTGTTAAACTCATTGTTATTCCTCCTTTTATTAAAAATTCCCAATGATTAGTTCTCTAATCATCTAATCATTGGGATTATATATGAATTGATTATGTTAAGCTAATTTATGTTTTAATGCAACCAATCCAAGATTCTTATCTTCATAAACTCTTTGCCAATTTGTTCCAGTAGCAAGTTCTGCATTGCTTGGAGTAACTCCTGCTGGAGTTCCAATCCACTTAACTCCCATTGGATGCATTACTAATGCACGTCTGTTAATTAAGAAATCTTCTCCTGCTAATGAATCTCTATCTGTTTCTGTTGGTGTTAATGATACTGGTGTTCCTTCACCTCTACCAATAGAACCTTTAGCAAATAAATATGTTGTATATACTTTATAAGCATTTGCTCCTTCACCTACTGTTTGAACTGGCATTCCATCATCTACTATAACTTGATATGTTAAGTATGTAGGAATTGTAATTTTTCCATCTGATGTAGTAGTATATTGAATTAAGTTTTGTTTTTGTAATTCAGTATATACTGCTGAATGCATCATTATTGCTTGTAATTGGTCTGCACTATCTCCTAATAGTTGTTTAGCATCTAATACCATATTTCCTGAAATTGTTTGAGTTGATTTATCAGCTATATGATTTGCCATTGAAGCTGATGCAAATACACCTGTTAATACTGATACAAGAATTGCTTGTTCTCTTCTTGCCCAATAATCAGATACTCTATCAGCTATTGCTGCCATTGGGTCATCTCCTGCAAGTGCTCCAGCTAATTCATTAGCTCCCCAAGCTCTACCTCTTAATAGTAAGCAAGCAATATCTTTGTCTGCTCCAATTTTTCCAGGTGTTAATGGATTTTGGTCTGATAATACCTCATCATCTCCTGTTAAATCTTTCCAATATGGCATCTGCATTGTTGTACCACCTGCAGTAACCAATTCATTTAATTTTGGATTAGCGATTGCTATTCCTGATGTTAATATTCTTGATTTCTCCGCTGTTTTTTCAATAACATATGGAGTAAATATTTCTGGAACTATAACATCTGCAATTTTTGTAACTGCCATTTTTTATTCCTCCTTTTAAAATTTTAAATTAACTCCAGCTTCTGCTGCTAATTTTTTAGCAAGCTCTGGATTCTGTCTAATTAATTGACCTTGTTTAGTAAGATTAATTTGACCAGCTTTAAAAGGATTATCTTGATTATCAATAATAACTTTTGAAGGTTGTTGAAGTGCTTGTCCTTTTGGCATATCAGGATTTGGTTCTACAACAGGTTCTACTGGTTTTTCAATATTAATCATTGAAATTACCTCTTTAATAGTATCTTCTATTGTATTATCCTCTGTTTTTAATCCTTTTGCCATTTTAACTATTTTTTCAACATCATCTTCTTTTTTACCAGTTAATTCAATTAATGCTTTTATTACATAGTCTTTCTCTTCTAAATCTTGTGTCAATTTTAGATTATCAGCTTGAAGTTCTTCCATAACTTGGTTTTTCTTTTCTTCATCTGATAAGCTATCTTGATATGCTTGTTTATAAGCACTCAATTTTTCCATCTCATCATCTTTTAGACCTAATTCAGCTAAAATTTTTCTTCTTGTTTCTCTTTCAGCTGAACCTCTAGCTTTAGCAGCTATATTGTCCAAATCTTGTTGAGTGAAAGTTTTGCCCTCATCTTTCTTTACATCTACTTGAGGTTGAGTAGGTTGATTGCCCTCATTAACTTGAGGTTGATTGTTTAAATTTGCCCCATCATTTGGGTTTGCCTCAGGATTTGCTCCTTGAGTGTTATCTAAAGTCATAAAAGACTCCTCCTTCAATAATAAATATTTACATTATATATTATATTAATGGAAAATAAATATTTTTATATTAATTTTCTATTCCATTTATACATATCTAGATTATTTTTTAAAAAATTTGTTGTTTCTGCAACTTCAGGATTAATAATACATCCTCTAAATGTAAATGAATTATCTAATCCCCAATTACCATTGTAATTTTGCCTAACTATATTAGCAAATATAAAACTATCATAACCACTTTCACTTGTATATATGGTATCTTTATCCATAATTTGTTCTACTATTGCTACGTGACCTACTCCATCATCACCGTGTAATTTATTTCCACCTTTCCAAACCATTATTCCTCCAAGAGTAGGTTCATCTGATATATGTAAACCTCTTTCTAACGCTTCTTCTATAAAATTTTCTGCATTAGTTATTAATTGATATTCTATAAAAGGTTTTCCTATTATTTCAGCAAATCTTCCATTAGCATATCCAACACAATTTGCTAATACATCACAATCTCTATCTAATGGTTTACCTAATACAGCACTATTCCATCCTCCTGATTGAACTCTTATATAATATTTATTTCCTTTTTCTGGTTTAGTTAATCTCTGTTCAAACATTGTTTATCATCTCCTGTAAATACTATTTTGATAGATATAGGTTCCATCTTTATTTTTCTTTAAAGCATTTTTCCATTCTTCATAAGTTACATCTTCATCTATCTTATGTTTAATACCATTTCTATCTTTTATATATTGTTCTATTTCTACATCAAACTCATCTGGCTCAAAATATGGAATAGTTGTTGTTCTACAATTTGGATGAAATGGTGGATAATTTACACCAACTTCTTTTTCTTTTAATGGTATTATTTCTCCATCCATTTCCCTACATATATCTGAAGTTCTACTATCTAATGTTGCTAATATTTGATATTTTTCTATTCCTGCTTCCTTATATCCTTGAGCTGTAGCATCATTTAATATTAAATTATATTCAGTTCTAACTAATCTAACAGTAGAATTATATTTAGAACCTAATTGTTTAGAAGCTATATCAGCAACTTTTCTAGGATTATAACCTAAAATAATTCCTTGTGGTATTTGTTGATTCAATATATTTTCTAAATTTGTTTTATTCTTCCATAATACATCACTATAATTTTCAGTCATATAAGGAGTAGTTACAGCTTTTTCTACTGCTTTAGTATTTAACATAGCAAAATTATCGGAAAAACCTAAAAATTTTTGTTGATTAAATACAGTTTCATAATATCCATCTTCAAAAGTATTCTGTAATTCTTCTCCAAGACTAGTATTAACATTATTGTATAATTTCTCTACTTCAAAATCTATTTTAGTTTTTAATTCATCTAATCTAGATATTCTTGATTTTGCTCTTAATATTTTTATTTTATTTTTAAAATCTTCATCTAATTTATGCTCTTTTACATAATCTGCTATATCTTTTATACTTTCTTTAAATGATTTTAATTCTTCTCTATTTAATAATTTTTTCAAATCTGCCATTGTATAGTTATTAGCTATTGCAAACTTACCATAAAATTTTTCTATTTCACCTTCAATTGCTTTACTAGCATTCGTATATTGCTTTTTTAACTGCTCAACATAGTCTAAAATGTCTTTTTCACCATCTAGAAACAATTTTTCATTACGATTTTGCCAGTATTCCTTTTGTTTATTATTAGGATTAATTTTAGCCATATTTCATCTCCTACATATAAAATTATATTAATTTAAAATAAAAACGGCTTAAAATTGATTCTAATAAGTCGTTTTTATTTTAAAATTACTCATTTTCTTCATTTTCATCTATTTCATCAGGATTTTGAGGTTCATCCTCATCTTCATCTGGATTATCATTCTGTTTTAATATTAATTCATTTCTTTTCATCTCTCTATCCAAATCTTCTTTTCTTCTTTTCTCTTCTTTTTCGTGATTTTCTACATAAGGGTTCAACTCATCCCTAGTTTCTTGAGATAATTCTGATTGAAGTTTAACTATATTATCTATAATTCCAGTTTCATCTATCATCATATCTCTATCTAATGTAAATGTTATTGGAGTTGCTTGTAATTCTTCAAAAGTTCCTAATCCGCCTTTCCAAGCTAACCACTTATCAAAGAAATATTTTAAATTTGCCATCATAAATCTAAATTCTGTTTCATAACCATTTGCCCATTCATTTAAACTTTCATAAAAAGACCTCATTGCTGCACCTGATGGATTTGTACCTAATTGTATAGTAGTTAAATCAACTGTACTTGTATTATCTTGTATTTCTTTACCTATTAATTCTAGTTCTTGTGCTATTGCTGCTACATTAGCATCTACTTTAATGAATTTTGCATTTCCTCCAGGGTCAATTGACATTATTCTACTGTTTTGTACTAATTTTCTAGCTCTTACAACTTCACCCATTTCTGCACTCATACCTTCTACAACTAATACAGCATCTATATCATCTAATAAACTATCTATTGATTTTGATTTAAGCATATCATAGCTATCTACATCTGTTCTACATTCATTTAATAATGGTAATTCATCATCATTTCCTTTAAACCAAATAAAAGGTACTCTATCCCAACTTATTCCTTCACCTTTTGCTGTTCTCATATGAGTTTCTTGTATTGTAGCTCTTTCTTCTAATGTATCATCTAATTCATATTCTTTACCTGTATCAACTACTAAATCTCCAGAACCTTCTCCATTACCATAATCTATAAATTTTTCTACAATACTTCTATCCCAGAATTCAACTTTTCTAACATCTGAAGCAGTTTGATTATTATATTCAGTTACTTCATAATCTCTAACTAAAGCATCTAAATCTGTATGAGCTACATCTGCCCAAGCTGGATAAATAGTTTCTGCTATCATATCTATTATATCTAATTCGCCTTTTTCATTAATCCAAGGGTAAATCCAACCAATACCTTTATTAATAGCACTCTTTCCTGTTCTTTTTATAACAGACCTATGCTTTTCATCTAAAAACTTTTCCCATTCTGCTTTATATCTATCATTATCACAACTAATAACAAAAGGTTTTGCTAATGCAAAGTTTAATTTTTGATTTAATGATTTTCTATATTTTGCTGTTTTACTTTTTGTATTTGCTAATGTATCATTTTGTATAATATGTCCATCTTCATCCTTATAACTTCTAGTCTTACTATCTATTGTAGTATTTTGAACTAAACTATATTTATCGGCATCGTTCATATCTTGTATTTTTTGACAACCACGCCATTCATTTAATATATTTTGAGTTATTTCTTTATTTATAGTTCCTTTTGCTCCATATTCTATTTGAGCATTAATAATATCCATTTGACTGATTTGCATTAATTTTTCCTCCTAAACTATTTTAAGATTATCTACTTCAAAGGCTTCTTTTAAGAATTTAATTAAATCCTCTTTTAATATTTCCATAGTATAAGTTTTATCCTCCTCATAGTAACCTGCAAAAGTTAAATCTTTAAATTTCTTTTTCATTTCCTCTGACATAATATAAAACCTCCTATCCAAATTTTACTTTCATTCCAGTATCTAATTCCTCTGCAATTGAAGTTACATTATCTTCTGCGTCATCATGTTCATTCTTACCTTGTCTCTGGTATTCATTCATACTGTTATAAAATTCTTTGTAACGAATATTCCAATCCATTGGAAAATATATATTATCTTGAACGAAAGTAGCATTACTTAATATTCTTGCCTCTTTATTTAATGTTTGTGTATATGGTTTAAATATAGTTTTATTACCACCAAATTGTTTATAAAATCTTTCAACTGACCTAGCCCAAGCTCTTCCACCATTATTTGATTCAGGTCTAAATACAAAAGGATTAAATTTGACTAATCGTCTAGCAGCTTCCGGTTCTGTTACTTCTCCACCTTCTTGTGTATAATATATATCTAATACATAAGCCTTTTTATCTGCTGTTACTCCATATATTATCATTGATAAGTAATCTTCACCACTATCTGCCACATCTGCTCTAGCTCTAACTTCTCTAAATACAATTCTTCCATCAGGATTATCAATTGTTTTGATATCTGCTGGATTATATGTAAGAAATCTTTTATATAATTTACCTTTCAAATCTACTGGTTCTTGGTCATAATTGGCTCTAACTATATCCTCACCAATTGTTTGTGTTAATAAATCATATTGATTTTTATTTAATATTGAAGGGTTTAACATTTTATCTAATTTAGAATCATATGCTTTTTTAGTTATTAATCTATATTTTCTGCCTTGCTCATCTAACATTTGCATTAATCTTCCTGCCATATCTCCAGTTGCCCATCTTGTCATTACTATAATTATTTTTCTTTTTCCTTCTAATCTGGAATAAAGAGTATCTTGAAACCAATCTTCAAACAATGCTCTTAATAATTCTTTATGATAAGCTTCATATTTATTTTTTATAGTATCATCTAATATTAGAAAATCACAACCTATACCAGTTGAACCTGCACTTGGTGAAGTAGCTAGATAATTATCTTCATCACTTCCTGTAACTCCGCCAATTATCTATACTACCACTACCATCTTTTATTGTTACTTTTGGAAATACTTGTTTAAATACTATCTTACCTTTTTCTTCTCTTTGTAATATTCTATTTCTTACTGCTTTACTACTTCTTCTAGATAATTGTGCATTATAACAACCTTCCATTATCTTATATTTTGGATTTCTACCTAATAACCAATCTACAGCATTATTTACTGTTCTTGTTTTACCGATGTCTAGGAGGCATACATATAATCAATGCTTCATTATCATCATTTTCAAATTCTTGTATTCCATCACATACTTCTTTTAGATAAGGTGCTTGTTCTTCATCATAGAATTTTTCATCATCTACTATTTGACAATAACTAAATAAATCTTTTGAAGCTAATACCATTTTTAACTTATTTATTTGATTTTCAGTTAATGTTTTTACCATCATTCACCCTTTTTACTAATACTTATTAATTGTTTTAACTCCTCAGCTGTTAATTTTTCCATTTCTTCTCTTTCTTCATCTTGTGGATTTATTTCTACTTTTGTAATATCAAATCCATACATTCTATTCAATGTTCTAGCAGCATTTAAAATTCCATTAGTATTAACAGCATTAACTCTTCTTCTTTTCCTTATATCTGACATTTCATCTAATAATTGATTTATATGAGCTTTAACTTGTTGAGTATCTACATTATCTACTGTTAATAATTGAACCCATTGTTGTAATTCATAATCTTTTCTATCTAAATCTTGTTGATATGCTTCTGCTATTCTTTCCATATCTTTTTTGTTCATATCTAAAACATAATTTATTTCATTTAAAGCCCTTTGTCTTGTCCATTCTACTTTAGCAATATCCTTCTTTCTTAATTCTTCTATTCTTGCTTTTATATTATCTTTTTCCATCATATGATTTGCTGCTACATCTATTCCATTTAATCCCCATTTTTTAGATGTTGGATATGCTGTAGTATATGCTTCTCTTTGTGTTTTTCCGCATTGCTATTTGTTGACAAAAGGTTTCTTGTTTTGCGGTTAATCTTCTCATTAATCAATCTCCTTTATTAAGTTAATAATGGATAAACTCTTCTAATATATCCGTTTTGACCATCTATTGTACAACCACTAACTCTTTCTGCAGATATATTTATTCTTATATAATGTCCATTCACATCATATCCTCCAGCAAAAACAGAACCTCTATGATTATAATATCTATATCCAACTATAAAACAATTTATTGTTCCTGTAGCGGTTACTGATAATTCAAAACAAATAGGAGAATTATTCATTAATGAATTAATTTGGTCTTTCGTAAATTGTGATTTATCTGGAACAGTTGCGCCTGCTGTAATACCTTCACTTAAATCTAAAATCATTAATGCTGGACCTAATGAAATTTTAGCTCCTTGAAATGAACAAGAATCAAAAAGTATATTTTTAAAATCATTATTTGTACCATATACTATAACTCTACATAAGAAGAAAGCATAAGTAAATAATGAATCTGTATCAGGAAATCTTATATCTTCTAAATATATGGTACAGGCATTTAATCTTGCTTTCGTAACTACTCCTCCTACATTAGTTTGTGATGTATATGGGTCAACAATTAAATTTTTTATATATAATTGACAATTATTCAATGTTCCTAATTTTATATGATAATTATTACTTCCACTACCTTCTATATGCATTCCTTGAACACGATTAAATTTAAAAGCACCACTATCTCCAACAACAAGATATTTTTTAAATCCATAACTTTCTCCAAAGAATGATGCCCATATTGATGAATGTATTGCTGTATTAGCATCATAACCTGTTTCATATATTCCTGAACGTGAACCATTTACATATATAGTTTCTCCAAAAGCAAAAAGATGATTCTTTGATACACTTGAAGGATTTAGATTACTATCTACTATTGCATAAGATGGTGTTTCATCTCCACAATTTATTAAAATATAAATATTATCATCTATATTTATAATATCTTCATATTCTCCACTAATTAATAGAGAAGTATAACTTGCAATTATTTCAAAAGTTTCTACATCAATTTTTAATAATCCATTTGAATGTACTAACCAGAAATAACCATTTGCATATTTGAAGTTTTGTAATGTCATAGAATTATTATTTAATTTTATAGTATGAGTTTCAATTATATTAGTAAAAGTATTATCTAATTTTACTATTGAAAGTGTAGTATTATCTTGTTTCATTAAACCATAAAATTCATCATTATATACACATAAACCAAATATATTCAAACCTGTTTGAATAAGTTCACTATCCATTTGAATATTTGAAAATAATCTAATTGCGGAATTTGCTCCTACCTTTTCTAATTGATACATCTTACCATCATATGAAAAGAATGAAGAACCGTGAGAATATACTGATGTTCCATAATCCTTATATACTTTTGTAATTTCCTCTGTTTCTAAATTTAAAATTGTATATAAACATTTATGACTTCCATCAAAACTAGCAACTCCTTGAACTATTATATATTTTCCATTTACATCCTCGAAATCAGTTGCTGAATTTGCTCCATAGAAATAATCTGTATCAAGATTTACACTAATAAATGGAATTTCTCTTATAGCTCCAGGTATATTCATAAATCTTTTATTAATGATATCTCTTATATTATTATCATTATCATTAAATTCTTCTTTTGTAGGTACCTCTACTTTGCATTTATCTTCTTTAAATCCATATACTTCATTAGACATTTATTTACCTCCTTATCTAATCATTAAATATATTATTTCCTACTAAATCTTTCCAAACACCACCGACAAACATTACAGGTTTACCACCTTGCCAATAGAATATAGAATTAAATGCGTTTCCGTCTCTAATCATTTTCTTCAATTGAGTACTATTTCTATTCATTTGCTGTCCTGCATATTTACCAAGTAAAGCATAAAAGAAATAATCACTATAAGTTGCAGTAACACCAACTTCGTAAATTTCAGCTCCAAAACTTGCAACATTAAATAAATAAGTGTTATTTGTACCATCTAAATTATTAATATAAACTTTTGACATATCATTTACTGCAAGCGCAATAGATTTATTTGAAATAGTACAATCTCTAATCTTCACTTCACTATCATAAACTCCAAGTCCTCTATGTAAATTGGTGGTTGTTTGTCCATTTATTACAACATTATTAAATTCTACATTTGAAAATGAACCTACAATAACTGCATTATCTTTTGTATCAGTAAAAGTACAATCTTTAATACATAAAGCTTTGCAATTTGAAATATATATATTTTTAATTAAAGTTCCTGTTTTGCTTTCTCCTTGTATTATAACATGAGATGAAATATTACTTATACTTAAATAATTTTCATTATATGTTCCATTCTTTACAATAATTAGATTTTTACAACCTTCTACTATACCATTAACAATTGCTTCTTGAATTGTTTTATATGGTCTTAATTCAGTACCATCACATATTTCTCCTGTAAAAGTATTATCAACATATATTTCTAACATTCTCGTAGATACATTTAGATAATTTGCTCTTTCAGCTGTATTAAACTGCGCGTAATTATTATTATTTGGTATATTGTAATTTTTACCATCTGTTTCATAAATAAAATTATTATTATTTGCTGCACAATAAATCTTACAACCATTTCTAGCTAAATATGGCATTGTATTTATTTTTAAAGTTCCATAAGTATCATATAATGTAGCACTATTTATAAAGTTTTGATTATTACAAGAAACAACAGCTACTGATGGATTATTTAATGTTTTTAGATAATTACTATCACTACCTATATTCGTTCCGTGATGTTCCACTTTATAAAAGTCAATATTTACATCTATAGTTCCTTTACTATATATTCTTTTTTCAGCTACTGTTGAAATATCTCCTGTAAATAACATATTAATATCTTTATAATTAACAATACAACACATAGAATAGTTATTATAATCATTTGTAGCACCATCATAATAAGTATAATCTTCAGCAGAAATATTAAAAAATCTTATTTTAACATCATCAATTTCAACTATTTGATTTTCTTGTGGTATTATTTTTTGATTAGTTCCAATTAATTCTTGTACCCAATTATAATACTGTTGCACATCTTGATGAGTTGAATATGGTGGTAAATAATAAATAGTTTCTGTCATATCAAAATTAGTTTTTAAAGAATCTAGATTTCCAACATGGTCTCCATGATAATGAGAAATAATTAAATAATCAATTTTTGTAATATTCAATTGATTTAATCTTGCTTTTATTAAATTAAAAGAATCTGGATATCCAGTATCAATCATTATTACTTTACCATTTGGAGTAATTAAAATATGACAATCCCCACCAATATTAACTGAATTGTTTAAAGGCATTAAATAATATTTAAGCTTTTGTGTTTTTACAATTCTAATTGCTTTTAATCCATTATTTAGCTCAATGATATTATTATTATCAGCAACTAATACATTATCATCAACTATATTATATAATTCTCCATTTCCATCATTTTTTGAATTATATCCTAATGTTTGGCAATTATCTCCTGCTTGTAAATTAGCTGCTTTCATTTCTGCCACATTATCAAATACTATCGCTCCGCTATCTCCTTTATCTCCTTTTAGTATGCTATAATCTTGACTATCTACTTGAAGGAATTTATATACAACAAATTGCACTACTGTTCCTATTTCAGATAGTGCATTGGTTAATGTTATTGAATTAGTTCCATTTATTTCGTATTCATCTTGATTTAGTATTCTTCCTTCTATATATACTTCTAATATACAATTTTCATCATATTGGTTTATTTCTATTGGAATTATATCTTCATTTGCTGATATTGTTGTATATGTAGATTCATATCTTTTATATAATCCTACTAATCTATCTGTTATTTCATCTTCTATCTGGTTTTTCTCTGCTTCTGTATAATAATCTACTCCTTTCTCAG